TATCAGGCAAAGTAACTGAAATTGAAATTAGAAAAGGCAATAATAAAAACAAATCAGCAGATATTAGTATTAAAGGTGAAATTCAATTTGGAGATACTAAAGCACATACTAGAAAATTTGAAACATATGTAGCAGAATTCAATGCAGAAGGAAAAGAAAGTAAAATGTATGACAAAATATTGACTTTTGCAAATTCTGTTAAATCTGTTGCTAAAGCAGGAGAAGATGAGGCAACAATGGTATCTATTCAAGGAGAATTTGGTACAAATGATTATGTGAGTAGTAAAGATAAACTTATTGAAGGATTAAAAATTAATGCTAAATTTTTCAATGATGTTAAAGTGGATGAAGAATTTAAAGGTGTTGCAGATGTAGAAGGTTATATTCAAACTATTGCTCCAGAAGTAAAAGGTGAAGAAGAAAAAGAAACAGGTAGATTAAGAGTTACTATTATCACTACAGATTTCTTTGGAAATATTATTCCTGTTAAAAACATTATTGTACCAGCAGATTTAAGAGAAGGATTTGAAGAAGGATATCAAGAAGGTCAAACTGCTAAATTATTTGTTGACTTTATTGTTAATCAATCAGAAGGGAAACCTGTTAAAGCTGGTGGATTGGGAAAACAAAGAGTAACGCAAGGTAAATCATATGTAGAAATGATCGTAACTGGTGCTGATCCTACATTCGATGAAGATGATGAAATGGGTATTAGTCCAGAGGCCATTAGAATTGCACTATCAGAAAGGAAAGCAAAACTAGACGATTTAAAATCAAAAGGGTATCAAGGTGGGAAAGATGGTAAAAGTAGTGGTGGAGGAAAATCAGATAATAGAAAAGGATTAGGAAATGGAAAACCAAAACCTATTGAGGAAGATGGAGATATCCCGTTTTAGCATTGAATTATAAATTAAAATTCCAAAAGAATAGTTTAGTTTTCTATAGGATATTATTATTTATCCTATAGAAAACAATAAAAATATAAAATAAAAGGAGAAATATTATTATATGACAATAGCAAATATGGAGTTAGATTTTACACAACCAAGTGTTACAGTAGTGGAGAAATCTTTAAAAGGTAAGAGTTTATTTATTTATGGGGATAATGGCACAGGGAAAACAGCTAATGCAGTGAAATCTTCTAAACCATTCGCTATCCCTTTTGAAAATGGTTTAAATGCTATTGCAGGATTACCATATTTCAAACCTACTAAATGGGCAGATACTAAAAAAATTACTAAACAGTTTAAAAGACCAGAAGTTAAAGCATTGTATGATACAATTTTAATTGATACTGCTGATAAAATGGGTGACATGTTAGAAAAATACATATGCAGTACATTCGGTGTGACTGATTTAAGTGAAACAGAAAATGGTGCAGGATACTTAGCAGTAACTAAATATGTAAATGAATTTATTGATAGTTTAACAGATGAAGGGTATACAGTAATCATTATTGGTCACGATACTGAAAAACAAATGAAAGATGCATTAGGTAAAAAATATACTAGAAATGTACCTAGAGGGAATAAAAGAGTTATTGCTGCAATTTGTGATGCAGTTGATATTGTCGGATACTGCCAACCAAATGGGTTTAATGAAGAAAGTGGAGAAGAAGAATTATCTACAATCTATTTAAAAGATGGCAAATATTTTAAAGCAAGATCAAGATGGATTAATATTCAAAATTCTGTTACTCCTTTTACTATGAAAGGTGTAGAAAAAGCACTTGTAGACGCTATTAAAAAAAGTGAAGAAGAAGATGGTAGTGAATTTTATGTTGATGAAAAAGCACCAGTCATAACTATTAAAGTAATGACATTTGAAGAAATTTGTGACGAATTAAAAGAAACAGCAAAACAAATTAAAGAAATCACTGGTGATTATGCTATTTATACTACTGCTGTTGAAAACAGGTTAGGTGAAGGTATGAAGGTTAGTGATTGTACAGGAAAACATCAAGAAGTATTAGAAGAGTTGTTAGAAGAATTAAAAGAAAAAGTATTAGAATTACAAAAATAAAAATGTTGTATTGTTAAATAGAGAGGAATTATTATATATCCTCTCTATTTTATACTATAATACTTAGGATGATGTTATGAAAAAAGAAAAAAAGGTAAAATGCCCAATTTGTGAAACACAAAATCACAAAGAAGAAACAATATATTATCAAAAAAGGTATTATTGTAAAATTTGCTACGAAAACAAAACAAAGGAATCTGATGATTATAAGAATTTAGTTAAATATATTTGTGAATTATATGAGATTGATGTACCAACAGGTTTTATGTTTACGCAATTAAAAAATTTTAAAGAGCAATATAATTATACATATAAAGGAATGGAATTAACTTTAGATTATTTTTATAAAATAAAAACTAATAATAAACCAGAAGTAGAAAAAGGGTTAGGTATTATTCCTTATATTTATGAAGAAGCAAAAAAATTTTTTATAGAGACAAGAGATATAAAAAAGAATTTAGAAGGTATTAATATTCAAGATATTGTTAATAAAGTTAATACTATTTCCATAAAAAATTCAGATAGAAAAAAAGAAAGAGATTATAAAAATATAGCAATAATTAATATTGATGAAATATAATTCCATCATGGAGGTTTTTCATGTCAAAAAAGAAATTAACTAATTATGTAAATAAACAAGCAATTAGAGAAGTGTTAGGTTGCTTAATTCAAACTCCAAAATTATTAAGAGAATATAAAATATCAAAGTCTGATTTTCCTGAAGATTTTCATAAATTAATATTTGCAGCAATTAACAATCTATATAAAAATGGAATTGAAAATATTGATGCAGTAGCGATAGATGAATATCTTTCACACTATGAAACACAATATAAAATATTTGAAAAAAATCAAGGTATTGAATTTATTAATAATATTGAAGAATTATCAACTGTAGCAAATATTAAATATTACTATGAACAATTAAAGAAATTCTCATTATTAAGAAGATATATGGAACATGGAATTGATGTATCAGATTTTTTTAATCCAAATGAAATAGATCCAGTAACAATAGAAAGTCAACAAGAAAAATTAGATAGTAGTTCAATACAAGATATAATTAATCATTTTAAGAAAAAACATTTAGAAGTTGTTGCTCCATTTAGTATAGGTGAAGGAAGAGATACGAAAAAAGCAGGTGTAGGAGGAATGGAGCAAAAAGAAAGGTGGAAAAAAGACACCGCTTGGGGAATAGGATATTCAAGTGCATATTTAACTACTGTTTTACATGGATTAAGAAGAAGAAGATTTAATGTTAAATCGGCTGGAACTGGTGTGGGCAAAGCAATTCCCAATTATACAATTATCCCTACTCCCAATGGATATAAAACAGTTGGAGAAATAAAAAAAGGAGATTTTCTGTTTGGTCAAGACGGAGAAAAAACTAAAGTTTTAGAGATTTACCCACAATTAGAAAAGAAGCAAGTTTATAAAATAACATTTTCTGATGGAAGAACCGCAGAATGTTGTAAAGAACATTTATGGACTTACATATACGAAGGACATAGAGATAAAAAATATAGAACAGAATCAGTAGAAGATATTATTAAAAGAAGCAATGGGAATTATCAAAATAAAAAAGGAGGTTATAAATATAAAATACCTCTTAATGAACCTATCAAATATAGTGAAAAACAATATTCAATAGAACCTTATATATTAGGTTTACTATTAGGAGATGGAAGTTTTAGATATAGTAAGAGAAATAAATCTTTATCATTTTCTTCTAAAAACGAAGAACTTCCAAGTGCTATTGCTAAATCATTAAATTGTGATTATAAAAAAAATAATGCAAATTATAGTTATACTTTTGGTAAACAAAAGAAAAATTTATGGACTACTGAAATTTTAAAAGATTACCCTGAATTATGGCAAACTAAATCAGAAACTAAATTCATTCCACGTGATTATTTAGAAGGTTCTATAGAACAGAGATATAATTTACTTGCTGGTTTACTAGATACAGATGGGAGTATTGAAATAAAAGGAAGAATTACTTATACTACAATTTCTCCTTTATTAAGAGATAATGTTATTGAGATATGTAGAAGTCTTGGTATGATTGCTACTTATTTTATTGATAAAAGAGAAGAAAAATATATGGGTAATAAATGCTATATAATTAATATTCAATGCAAAGAAAAAGAAAAAATAAAATTATTTAAATTACTAAGAAAAGTTGAAATAGCTAAATCATATCTTAATAATAATAAAAGAAAAGAATTAAAAAATTATATTGCAATAAAAAATATTGAAATACTTAATAAATATGAAGATATGACTTGCTTCACAGTTGATAATGAATCTCATTTATTTTTAATGAATGATTTTATAGTAACTCACAATACTAGAACAACAATAGCAGATATAGGATATTCTTGCTCTCCTGCTTATTATGATAAAAGTAAAAAAGCATGGATTAAAAATTCTAATGGAATAAATAATGCTGGATTGTACATAGGCACTGAAATGGAATTATTAGAAGAGATAGATCCTATTTTATGGGCATATATAGCAGATGTTCCACAAGAACATATTGAATTTAATATGTACGAAGATGATGAAGAAGAAAGAGTAGATGAAGCAATTAGAATTTTAGAAGAAGATGCGAATATATGGTTTGAATACCTTCCAAATTATGATTCTGAAATGCTTGCAGAAGTAATAGAAGAACATAAAATACAACACAATATTTCGTATGTTTGGTTTGATTATATTCATGCAACTGTTGAATTAACTGCTGAATTCGGTGCAGAATCAAAAGTGAAAATGGTAGTTAGAGAAGACCAAATATTAGCAAGTTTATCTAATAAACTTAAAAGATATTCAAGAAAATTTGATGTTTCTATAGAAGCAGGAACACAAGTAAATGACAAATCTAAAGATGAAAAAAATAGAGATGAAACAATTGTTCGTGGTTCAAAAGCATTAATTGATAAGGCAGATGGAGCAATGATAGCAATGCCTCC